ACTGCTCATGAATATGCAATTTGGTCTTTAAATGATCAAAAAGAAAAAGCAATTGAGAAGGCACATGGTGATGTTGACATTATAAAACAAGTTACTGATGCACATAAACTTCAAATAAATAGACTCTTGAAAGATTATGATGGTTTTAGGCAAGAAATGGAAAATATGTCTAAAACTGTTGCAAAAAATATGGAATCTGCTTTTTCAGAATTCTTTTTTGATGCATTTACTGGTGAACTAAAAACGCTTGCAGATTATGTTACCAGTTTCGTAAACAGTATTTATCAAGTTATATCAGATGTTTTAGCGAAACTGCTTGTTAGGGAAGGTCCAGATGTTTTAGGTGCTGCTATTAAGTTTGGTGTTGGAGTTATCGGTGGTGTAGTAGGTGGTGGTGGATCTTATGGTCTTACAACTAATCCTGATATTATGGTTGCACCTCCTACAGGCTTTCAACATGGTGGATGGATTCCTGAATCCGTAATCGGTGTTGGAAAAAGCGGAAGAATGTATACATTCGCTGAACATGGACCTGAATACGTAAATAAAACAGGAGCTGTTGGAGGCTCACAAAATATTATCATAAACAATAACACAGGTCAAGAGTCTTCAGTAGCTGAACAACCTAATATGAGAGGTGGGCGTGATGTAGTCGTAACCATTGGTGAAATGATCGCTGGAGACATTCGATCTGGTGGAGTAGTTCATCGAGAAATTCGCAGGACATTTGGCGGTACACCTGTTATTCGGGGGAGATAAAATGGCAACTTATTCATGGCCGACAGCTTTATATGGAAAAATTCTTAAAGGGAGTTATCGTGAAACTCCTCCTAAGAATACTATTAGAACATCAATGGATACAGGACCTCCAAAAGTACGTAGACGAAGTACAACAAATAATAGTAAGTTTGATCTTGAGCATTTCTTTACATCAGCAGAGGTTATTGTATTTGATGAGTTTTTTCAGAATACTTTAAAATCTGGATCACTCTCGTTTAATTATCGACATCCAAAAACCCAAACAATTGGAGAATTCCAATTTTCTGATGCGCCTGAATATTCAGAAATGAATCAAGGATATCGTATTAGAACTAAAATGGAGATGTTACCATCATGACACGTGCTCTTACAACTACTTTCAGATCGGCTCTGTTTGGTCAAAATGCTGATGAAGAAGTTGTTCTTGTATTATTGGAATTAGGTCATTCTACTTGGTCTGATTCAATAAGATTAACAAGTGATAGTACACATACCATCAGTAATGGAGAAACTTATATAGCCTTACCTTTTGAACTTACACTTCCTGATGAACCTGAAACAGGAATAACCCAGGGAAAAATATCTATTGACGCAATCGATCAAAGTCTTATTGCAGCTATTAGAGAATTACATACTGCACCATCTTTTACAATAAAAATCGTTTTAGCAAGTGATCCAAATACTATTGAAATTGAATATACTGGTTATGAATTAGTAAATATCTCTTATAATGTTTCTATAATTAGTGCATCAATAAGTATTGAAGGATTCATGGGTGAACCATGGCCAGGTGATGCATTTATACCGTCAATGTTTCCCGGTCTTTTTTAAATTGGTAACTTTACCGTGCTAAAGTTACCGTGCTTCGAAAAGTACATAGGTATACCATATAAAGGATTTGGTCGAGACTTTGATGGTTGTGACTGTTGGGGATTACTTAGATTAGTTTATTTACATGAACTAAAAATAGAAATACCAAGCTATTTAACATATTTATTTAAATGGAATAAAATCTTAACTGATGAAGAAAAGCCTTTTGATGCTATATCTATTAGAGTAATGAATAAACCATTACATGTTGGTCTTGTTGTACGAAAAGGTAAAATGCTTCATACAACACCATACTTACATAGTTCTTGTATTGAAGATTACTTAACAGATAATTGGAGGCATAGAATTGTTGGATTCTACCGTTCAGAAGGATTATGAAATTGCAGTTTATAAAAATCCCTTCACATTAACAAGAGATGTTTATTCATCATGCATAGGTATGACTTTGTCTGAAATGCTTGAGTTGGTAGACATCAAGCAATGTAGAGACGTTGATATCTGTATAGCTGTTAACGCTGATATTATTACTACTGATAAATGGTCTACTTATATAATTCAAAAGAATGATCTTATAATTGTTAATATCATTCCAGGTTTTTTCTGGATTGCTGCAATTATTTCAGCTGTATTAGCTGCATCTACAACTGCTTATACATCTTATAAACAAACTGGAAATTTTAATTGGATTGCAACTGCAGTTGCAGGTGTTGTTGGGTTTGCTGCTGGAGGATATGGTGGTTTACTTGGTGCTAAAGGTGTTAATGCTGCTTGGGGTGCTGGTGTTATAGGAACTCTGTTAGGTATGTCTGCAGGTGGTCTTACACAGGCTATTATGTATACTCCACCACCAGCTCCTAATCTTAGCTTAGGTAGGATTGCATTAGGATCTACTTCAGGATTACAATCAAAATCAAGAAGTTCTGTTTTAGCAAGTCCATCACTATCTGGTGGTAATAATGTTTTAGATCCATATGGTCCAATTCCACGACCGATGGGCTATCATAAAATAATACCACCTTATGGAGCAAAACCATATACTGAAATTATAGGTGATGATCAATACCTTCGAGTGGTTTTTGTATTAGGATTTGGTCCACTTGAAATAACAAACCCAAAGATTGGTGATACTGATCTTGATGACTTTACAGATGTCGAATATGAATCTCGTGAAGGTATAGCTGGTGATGCACCCTTAACTTTATATACAGATACAATAGATGAACAAAGTTTAGAGATAAAACTTACAACAGATTGGACAACAAGAACATCAGGAGAAGATGCAGATGAACTTTCTGTAGACATAACATTTCCTGGTGGATTAATCTATTTTAATACTACAACAGGTGAAGAAGAAAGTGTATCTGTAGATGTTGAATGGCAATATTCAATTACAAGAATGGATGCATGGAGTGCAACACAAACAATTTCATCATCAGCTGCACGTGGAGGTACCATACGTAAAGGTGCACGTGTTACTGTAGCACAAGATCAATATGATATTCGGATGCGTCGAACGACAATTGATTCAATTGAATCATCTGTTATTGATGATGTCTATTGGACGTCCATGAGAGCCATTACCAATGTTCATCCGATAAATAAGTCAGGACTTGCGTTGTTTGCAATGAGGATTAAAGCAACTGATGCACTTAGTGGGACAGTAGATACATTTAGCTGTATCGTACGCAGCAAAGCACTTGATTGGGGAGGTGTTACATGGGCCGAAGATACAACAAATAATCCAGCATCACTTTTTAGATTAGTTTTACAAGATGCAGCAAATAAACGTGCGATTGCAGACGATAGGATTGATCTTGTAAAGCTACAAGAGTGGCATGATTTTTGTGTTACAAATGGATTTACATACAACAGTCCAGGCGATTTTGGATCTAACGTTGAAGATATGCTTGATGAAGTAGCTGCAGCGGGTCGTGCATCAAAAACATATTATGATGGTCAGCATTCAGTAATTTTTGATGAATTACAATTGACGCCACGACAGCATTTTAGTCCGAGAAATACTGTTGAATTTTCAGCTCAAAAGATATTTCATCAACAACCTCATGCATTTCGTGTTTTATTTTCTAATGCAGATAAAGATTGGCAACAAGATGAACGAATTGTTTATGATGATGGATATAATGAAGAAAATGCTACACTTTTTGAACAACTCGTACTTCCGGGAATTACATCTTCTGACCTCGCCTGGAAACATGGAAGATATCATATTGCGACAACAAGATTACGTCCAGAAATTTATAGTTGGACAACAGATTTTGAACATTTAACATGTACACGTGGAGATTTAGTACGTGTTAGTCATGACGCAACTTTATGGGGTGTGTCTTGGGGTCGTGTAACTGCACTTCAAACAGATAATGGAAACACAACAGGTATTTCATTTGATCAAGAAATGCCAATGGAATTGGGACATGAATACGCTATCCGTTTTCGCAAAGTTACTGGAGTTTCTGTTCTTGCGAATGTTATTTTAGACGTAGGTAATCCAACAACTGTTGTTTTTCAAACTTCGATTGTAACAGTAGAAGGTCCTGCAATTGGTGATCTTGGTCATTTTGGAGTTCGTAATGTTGAAACAACAGAATTGTTGATTCGATCTGTAGAGCCTCAACCAGATTTGATGGCACGCATTACAGCTATTGATTTGTCTCCTGGAGTTTATATTGCTGATACCGGAGACATTCCTGAATTTAATAGTCAGATAACACTTCCATATGACGTTCCAAAAACCATTGGAAGTCCAAATATCAAAGAGATTCGATCTGATGAATATGTTTTGATTCGAAGTACTGATGGAACCCTGATACCACGAATTTTAATTACATTTGAATGGAAATCTGGAAGACTTTTTGATCAAATAATTCGAACAGAAGCTAAATGGCGTTTGTCAAATTCAGATGGACCTTGGGAACGTATTGATTTTCCAAATTATGTTTCAGAGGTATCTATTTCTAATGTTACCACTGGACGATATTATGATATTGAATGTCGATATATAACTATTGGAAATAATGTTAGTCTACCGACGCTTATTAATAATTATCGTGTAATTGGTGTAACATCGCCACCGCCAGATGTTGAAACATTAGTTCTTGAGAATACAATTATTCGTTGGACATATGGAGAACGTCCAATAGATTTTGCAGGATTTCGTGTACGACATCGAGCAGGAACAAATCGAACATGGGCTGACGCAATTGATGCACATAACGATTTGATCAAAGGAACTGTATTTAATATAGCAGCACTTCCCAGAGGTACACGAACTATTATGGTTAAAGCGGAAGATGCTACTGGAAATCAAAGTGTTAATCCTGCAGTTCTTGTGAAAGATTTTGGGGATTCTGCAGTTGATAATGTTGTAACAACTTATGATTATGCGGCTAACGGATTTCCAGGAACAATTACTAATGGTACAATTGATGGAACAGATTTAGAAGCTACAGGGTCAGTGATCTTTTGGGCGGTTGATGGAAATACTACATTTTGGAGTTTTCTCGAAACTACGGTATTTTGGAATGCGATATATGCTGAAATGTCATATGAATTTAGCTTTATTCCACTTGAAGCAGATTTACCTGCAGAACTTTCGTTAACATATGATATTCAAGGAAGTCCATGGTCGATTTATTATGTGTTAAATGGAAACGATATTTTTTGGCTTGATCCAGATATTCAATTTTTTTGGGATAGTGAAACTTCAACTGTAGTTGATTTTGTAGATATTGGCAGTATGATATGGTTAGATACTATTGATACAGCATGGAACTTTACTGAAGGAATCAGTCAAAGCCTCTTTTGGGATGCCGCAACTTCATGGCTTACGTGGCCAGGAGCTTTAGATGCATCTCGACAAAAGTATCTTTTTAAGATTGTAATTGGATCAGGAACTACACAAGGAATCATTTTTGATTTAGCTGCACAAGTTGACGTTGACGATATTAATGAGTATTTAGAAGATGTATCAATTAGTGCATTAGGTACACGATTACCAATTACAGAAACGTATCGATCTATAATCACTGTGCAAGTTACACTTCAAGATGATGGAGGTGATGGTGTAATCGTTCGGATTGTGGATAAAGACATAAGTGGTCCATTAATTGAAGTTTTGGATATTTTAGAAGCAGGTACTACAGGATTAATAGATGCTCATGTTCAAGGATATTAAATCTTAATTTCATTGGAGGGAGGGTTGAAAAATGAGTAATTTTTATCCAGCAACTACACTTATTGGAGGTGCAGCAGGAGCTTTAGATGCTATAGATGGAGCTGATTTAAGTGACAGTGATGGTGCTATAGTAATAACATCAACAAGAACTTATGCTTATCAATTAAATGCTGTTTCCGGAGCTGCGGAATCGAGTCCTTGGGTTATTTCACCTGATGTTAATGCAGGAACTAAAAGATGGATATTTCAAACACCGTGGGGCAGCAGTGGTTGGGGAGCACAAATAGCTGTCACTATTGGCGCAGCAGGTATCCTTATTCTTCCGGGACCCGGAAGATATCTTGTAAGCCCAGAGGCAGGAGCTACAGATACATTAACTCAGATAACGGGGCTGGTTGATGGCGATGAAATTCTCATGAATAGAGAATCAACAAAAGAAATAATAATCCAGGATAGCGCAAACATATTTCTTGTAAATAGCATAAATTTTACAATGAATCATGACAACGATAACATTAGACTTATATGTAAAGGCGGTAATATTATGGAAGAAACAGGGAGGGTAAGCAATGGATAAAAAAAATAAGTATTGGATCATTTTTTTAGCATTAATAATATTGGTTTTAGTGATCATTTTCTTTAAAAATCCGGTAAATGTAAGTGGAGCTTCAGGTGACATGGTTGTTGAAGGAAGTCCAGCAATTCTCAAAACACCGTTCACAGTTCTTTCTTCATCAGGCGAAACTCCATTTAAAGTTTCTGATGATATAGGTTCCGGCGCGTCTGTTATGGTGACAGGGGATAACGTGACTGGAAATACTCCTTTTGCTATCCAAGATGGGACCGGAACAATCCTTGGGTTAGTTAAAGGTGATGGAACTTGGTATTTTATCGACAGGGTAGTTGGAACTGACATTCAGGCCTATG